GTGAATAAATCATCTAGTACGCCGCCGATTGCTTCCACTGGCTCAGTGATATTTGGCGTAAATAGATCGGTTAACCAACTCATTTTTTAGCAATCGCGTCTTTGATGGTGATACCTAAAACCCCGCCCTCTACATACATCATATATGTTTCAAACGATATTGCTTGCATACCAAAATAAGCAACACTAGCCGATACAATCGAAAACATTGCAACGTAATTTGTTTTAGATGTAAAAAACTGTTTTATGGTTTGCTTAAACATAGCTGATCACCTTGTCGGTTATAATGAGTCGTTCACGTTCTCCATTTTCAATCATGTGCCGCCTAAATATTTCCATGGAATCTTTTGAGTGAGTTACACCTAATTGACCATTAATATAGGTTAAAGTTTTACCCAGACCTATACAACCTTTTACATCAGTCGGATAATTAGCGGCATGAAATAAGCATACAGAACGCTTTTTATCGCTCGCATAGTGCGATACAGTATCGCCTAAAATACAATATGTATCTGGATACTTGTTTGAATTATGAACCTCTAGATCGTACTCTCCGGATGGAACGCAGGATTTACTAGGCGTATTATTAAGCCACTCACGCTCAACTGTAAAAAATTTATACGTACCAATATCAAGCTGTCCGAATGTCCCTATCCCTGGGATTGATCCGAATCTAGTTAATTTCATTGGTTTTTCCTCCAATAATTTCGACTTTCTTTGATGAATTTTTCTATCCTAGCATCTAAGTTAACCTGATGAGAATACGACACTATGTTTTGCGTTTTAATTTCCTGAACTTGTATTTCTGTTTTTTCGATACGAACTGTTATCTCATTTTGATATTTTTCTGCTCTAGCTTGATCGGTCGAATAAATATAAACTAACAGGCCCATGACGGTCGAAAACATAGAAGCTACTAAACCAACAACTATTTTATTGTAGGTTATACCGTCCGATTGCCTGCGCTTTACAGCCATTATAAACGCCTTATGCCGTGTACTCTGTTATAGTTATCGTCGAAGCACTTACACCACCAAATACTCTTGCGCCGCCTGCAGCGTTAAAATTTATTCCAACACCATCATTAGTTCCGGCACGTACTTTGTAGGTTCTCGCTGTTAGATCGCCTGCTACAACCCAATGAATCAAAGAAACCTGTCTAGCCGAGTCAATATTACGCACCGCCGCTAAAGCGCTTGCATCTATATCCTTAAATAAAGCCACACCAATATCTCTAAGGCCGGAAGATCCGATTTCATAATTAAATATAACTTCGATTTTTAATAAATTTGTAATCGATAGAGGTGTTATCGCTAAAGTCATAAATTCCGTACCCTCTGCGCTTTGAGGTATAGTATCGTCGTGCGGCAATGCCGTTGAACCTGTTACTTTTTCACCATCCTGTAGGTTGACCGTTTGCACAACCAAACCTACGCTTGGCGCTGATATAGTACCGGTAGTACCACCAACAGCAGACCAATTAGTGCCATCAGAAACAAATGTTGCCCATTGCTGCACTGACAAAGCTAATGACGCCGAACCATTAATTGTTTCAGCTCCATTTCCATCAACAGTAATAATACCAGCACCTGAATTTCTAACAGTAAAGCTAAAACCTTCCGTTACGGTAGCCGCCGCTGGTGTTGTTACCGTAGGCGACGTTGACGCATTAAATATCAATCCTCTGTCGCCTGAATCTACTGTCGTGTTACCAGTGATAGCTGTAACCGCTTTTAAATAGGGCTCATTTGATATCAATGCACGCCATGCTGATGTTCCATCAGATACCAATACACACCATTCGCCTACTGCTAATATAACCGTCAAACCTTCGTTTATTGCTTCGCCGCCGTTACCCTGGATTGTCCATATTCCAGTTGCAGAATTATTACGAAAGGCGATAGTCCAACCATCTGTTGCCGTCGCTGCTGGTAATAATGTGACGGTAGTGGATTGGACGCTGGTTTGCTCTATTAACGATCCTCTGTCGGCTAATACAACAGTGTAAGTAGACGCGCTTAATACGGTATTGACATTATCAATAAACGAACCTTGCACTAAGGATTTACCCTTGGCTACCGCTGTTGATAACAGGTCTGTTGCTAGACTGCCAGTAGCGTTTGTCGTCAGCACATTATCAATAGTCTCAATATCCGACCCGTCTTTGTTTGCTAACTGTATCGTTAATATGTCCGCATATTTCACATCTGCTAGAATTCGGCCAAATGCATCCAGCGTATACGGGTTAGATTGCGCGACGGTTAATGCCTCGTCTGAGTAAACGGTAGCAAGAGTCGTAGTCGTGTTGACGAAAAACGTTATTGTACCGTTTGATCTCTGTTGTCCAGTAGAGTCTTTGAACTGTTGATAAGGATTAATTAAGTTGTTGCTCATTTCTTATTGCCTTTGAGTAATTGCTTAATAGTTTTAAAAGCTTTTTTTTGATTAATGCCTCGTAATTTTTCAGCGGCTCTAGAGGCCGCGCCAATTCCCGCCGCTACCGGACTAACAGCGGCTTGCGCGGTTCTGTCAACAGCTTGCCCTATTTGGCCCTGAAATGACGTTCTAGCCGCTGACCCGAACATGCTGTCTAGTTCATCAGCAAACAACACTTGCATCATTAAATTGTCTTTTGATTTACCGCCGTATTTTTTCGATACTTTTTCTATTTCTTTAACAGAACGCAATAATCTTATTCTTGATTTATTATTACTCATTAACCCGCGCAAAAGTGTACCTACCGATTTTTCTGAATCTGGCCCTGTTAAATCCATTTTTTTGCCAGCAACATCTTGCAAATAATCTAGTGCGCGTATAGTCTCAAAATAAGCCGTATTAACATCATCATATTTTTTAAAGTTGGCATCTAATATATTATCAATATTATTCCTTAGTTTTTTCACAATAATTTCAGCCTTACCGGCTAAACCTTCCGCATTTTTTCCATAAGTCACATTTTCGTCAATAAACTTTTTCATCCTGTGTAGTTCGTAAGCATCTGGTGGCTTAGTGTTTCTCATTCGTTTAAATACTTGAGAAATAACCCTTTCTGGCCCTGCTAAACCTTCGATATCTGAACCCATGAAATTCAAATTTAAATCGTCTGTAACAGAAATACCCATATCACCTAAGTCAGCCATAAATTCATCTACAGCAGGAATATGATTAACTTTATGACCTTTTAGTGATTTAGCTACACCGTCTATTCTTTTTCCTGCTGATTTATTAGCTTTATAAATAACCTTAACTCGCTTCATCAGTGAATCGCCAACAATATCGCCTGGTCTGTTTTCCACGCCATATAGCGCATTTCTTTTGCCTTTCTCCATTACCACGGCCATTTTATAAAGGATTTTTTTATCATGGCTAGACGCGCCCTTTATTGGCGCAATCACTCCCTCATCAAATCCCTGTTTTATGGCCTCGACCGCTACCTTGTCGGTTTTTATTTTTGGCCCGCCAATATCCAGATATTTTTGCAGGCCGGTTCTATCTTTAAGCTGCTCCTTACCCATTCCAGGCTCTTTGATTTTAAATTTAGCCGTTTCAATATCTGCTGGATCGTCTTTTAATAGCCTTGCTATTTCCTGTTTAGCTGGGCTTTGATATTGAAATATACCCTTAGCTGTGCCACCTATCGCCCGTCGTACTGGCCCCAACCCTAAAGCTGACATAGCCGCCGCTGGTGCCGCCGCACCAATAGCGCCGCCGATAGGGCCACCTATTTCGTAACCAACGTCACCACTAGCCTGTTCAAATTTCTCCACTGTTTCAGCTATTGGTTCCATAACTTCTGCAATTTTTTGCAGACTAGCCATTCCCTCCTTTGTTGGCGGGATAAATGTTAACGCTTTGCGTACCGCTTCGATATTCTCTGTTGCCTGGCCTACATCAGCAAATGGCAACGTGGCAATACCAGCCAATCCAGCAATCGGTTCAGCAATTGCACCGCTTGCAATTGTAGCCGCTGGCTCAACTACAGCGCTTATCCCGGCACTTAACGACGTTGGCCCTGGCGTTTCTATACCTGGTTGTGGTGCCGCTTTAATATCTGGCGTTACCGGTACACCTTCAGGGATTGTTACGACTTCGCCAAAATAGCCAACCTTTAAAGCATTAGCCAGCATCTTAGCAGCCTTAAAATCTCCTGCTTTATCGGCATTCATTAACGCGCTTTCTAACTGCTGTCTAGTCGGCATATTTATCAACTAAACTTTGAATATTTACTTCGGTAGCAGGTTTTTGAACAGCTCCTTTTTCGTGAAATTGTCGCTCGAAAATAACCTGACTCGGATCAATATCAAACTGTTCAGCTTTTTTAGAAAATTCTGCCACTCTACCTTTATGGATTCTGGCTGCTTCATTATAGAGTTTTTTCGCTCTACCAACAAAATCAGCTCTTTGTTTAGCGGTTAATTTTTCGCCGGTTACGATTTTATTAACGACATTCTGCATTCTATCGCCGTAAGAACCTGTTGCTGCTGCTGTAGCAAATTCTGACTCTCGTACAACTGATTCAGGATCAAGCATTTTCATATAATTAAATATCAACGATAAATCACCAGCAGGTGATGGGTCTTTAGCCGATACATTGATACGTCCATAGGAGTCATTAATTGACGCAAATTCTTTAGTGGCCTGCGTGAACTCTCCACGTAAGACCTTAGAATTTTTAAAATTTGTCTGCAGCTCCTTAGCTAGATCCGCTGGCTTTTCTACAATCTTTTTCTCTAATACTGAAAAATCGTTACCCTCTTGAAATTGTTTTAACGAGTCAGAAGTGTAATCACCTGGATCGATTTTTGAAAATGGCGAAGACGCTCCCGATTTTTCAGCACCAAACACCTTTTTAACCTGCGCATATACCTCTTGTGTAAATCCGCTGGCGTCCGCATGTTCGCCCAATATGTCGCTAGCCTCATCAAATCGGCGTTGTACGTAGGCTAAAGACTGGTCATAATCGTCAAGTTTGGCCGCTTCCTTAAAAATATTGTCCATTAATTTACGGTTGCCCATGTAGATTTTACGCTTCTCCTGCTCTTTCTTTAGCGCCGCCGTATCGCCTTGCACTTGTTTCTGCTGGCTCATACGCTGACGTTCTTGGATTTGTATACCCAAGTCAGGATCGACCCGCATGAGTTCTTGCATGGCGTTCTGGTCGCCCATGTAGGCACTGCCTGCTAATTCAGCACGTCCGGTTCTTGCCATTGACGCACCCAACGTTGAGCCCACTTTTTCCATAAACGGTGTGTATAAAGCCATCAGATATACTCTTCCTCACCGTAAGCGGTTGTCCCTGCATAAGGGTTATATTGCGAATGCATTCCGGCACCTTGTTGGGATACTCCTCCTGGTGGTGTTGCGCCTGCGCCCACACTGGACGTCTGTGTTGTGCCTGCACTGGTCATCGTAGTAGTATTACCTCCTGCTTGTGATCCAGCGTAAATATTTGAAATTCCCGACATCATATCGGCCAACGCTGCGTTTTGCGCTTCAGTACCTTGTAATCTAGCCTGATTTTGTGAATTTATGTAGGCCTGGTTTTGACTTCCCAGCGTTGCCGCCTGATCCATACCTAAACTCGACAGGTTTGTAGCTGCATCCGGATTGCCAATATTCTGCAACATACCCATGTAATTGTTGTAAAATTGAGCACTTGTCCTCTGGGTCGCACCGGCACGCGCACCAGAATAGGCCATACCACCACTGGCCATACGCTGCTCTGCTCCTTCCATTGCTGCCAAGTATCCAGGCGATTCCATATAAGCTGTGTTTGCTTCACCTGGTGCCAATCCCATTTCAACCATAAGCTGATTACGCGCTGTTCTGGCGTCCTCAATATATGGATTCATATATCCTTTAGCTTCTGCAAATCGTTGTTCGCTGAACTCTTGATTTTTAGCTTGTCCAGCCGCCGACGCAGCACGATTTTCTTCGGCTGTTTTTTTGGCTTGATCTGCGCTATAAACCCCTACCGCTACTGTCGCCGCCGCCACCCATGCAGCAGGCATTAGAATTCCCCTTTAATGCAAACGATTAACGCGATTCGTTCAGCCGTTGAATCATTATCTACTTGATGCAATTGCGAGTTATCAAACATAAATATTTCCCCTTCATTTGGATCAATGCTGCCATCAACAAAACTGAATACTGCGCCTGGTTCGTTCTTTACCGCTACGTAAAATTTAGAATAATGAGTAGCATGCCACCCACTATCCGTATGCGGGTAAATTTTCTTACCTGGTCCAAGTTTAGTACACAACACCATACCAAGCTGTTCTCCACGCACATAAGTCATGATACGAAATACGATATCTTTAACACATGGCACTATTTGTGCCGACTCGTACCAAACTGCCGTGTGTTCTTCATTAAATTTATCTCTGTCATCATTGTAAAATCGTATATCTCGATATCTGAAAATAATATCTGACATTTCTACATGTGGTGATCTGGGGTCATCTTTTCTAAACGTAAACTGGTCAAACAAATAGCTATGCGTTGCAAGCGCTCTTTTTAGTGGCTTGGTATCAACAACTAAATCAAGTTTTTTATGCGTTTGCGGCATACAATTTTTTAATCTCTTGTTGCGTTGCCTCAATTAAAGGATAGTTTTCCATGTGATTATCTTTTAATTTTTCAGCTCTAACGCTATTAAACGGCGATTCGTGGCAATACTCCCAAATCTCTTGTAACCGTTCGTTGATATCTTCGTACTTTATACGTAAACAAACATCGATACCTTCCAATTCTGATTGCATATGTTCCAGTGTTTTTATTTTAATATCTGGAAATAACTTTATCGATGACTGAAAACATTCATCTAAATCTCTTTCTATAACGACAATAGGATTATCAGTAATATAATTTTTAATCCAAGGGTAGCACGTTGTTGAATCTCCAAAGCTTTTGCTGTCCATAAATGTTTTGTAATTTTCATTATAATGAAATGCCTCATGCGTACAATATAAATAAATGCTCATCCAATACGTTCGACTTCGTGGCAATCCAACCACAAAAAATTTACGCATCTGAATATATTTCCTTAACCGTTATCTTTAAATTTAAGTTACTCACAAACTCGCCAATACTGCTGATAAAATCTCCGGCCTTTAACGTAACTCCAACAAGTGGTGTTAACGGATCAGTCCGCCCAGCAAATATAACTTTTGGAGGAAAATACTGATTTGTTACCGAAACAGAACCACCTTGCTGAACGATATTAATAGTCAGTTCAGTATCAACAATACCTTCGTTGGTGCAATTACAAAATATAATATGAGCACTCTCAAAGCTGGATGATATCGGTGCCGTGTACATCGTTACATTAGCCACCGTAACCTGTTCTTGTACTACATCAATATACTTTACTGACATAAAACCTCACTCGAATCTGTCAAAGCCATAAGCTATACAATCAAAAGAATCCGCATCAATTCCGGCATTATCTCGTATTTGCATAGTTAATTTTTGCGACGATCCTCTGTCTAACTTAACCCCAAATGGTAGCCCTAATTTTGTTAAATCCAATGTTATAAAATATCCATAATCATTGTTTGCATTAATGTGCCTTACCTCCCAACCTGTGGGGATTGGCGAAAAACTTAATCTAAAAAAATCTTGGTTTGTTTTTATCCCATCGTGTATGTCTTTCTCACCATGTCTTGATGTGTAAAATAATCTATTTCCATTTGTTAAAGCCGCTCCATCCGCCCACTCGTTAGGTTGCCCAGATGTTCCGTACCCAATAATAAAATTTAATGTTGTTATATACCTATCATTTTCTGGTTCTGATGGTATGTAATAATCCACGACATTGACCGACCCATCGACCCCCATATCTTTAGTCCCACCAGATAGGCCGTCATCCGTCAAATATTGCCTAAATGGTATAACCTTTTGCTCTGCTAACGGTGGATAGGGTGCTGTTATTGTGCAAACTTCCTGGTCTACTGTTATCGCAGCCGCTCTATTTTTTCCAGATCCATCTTTTAATCTAAAAAATAACACAACAATTAAAGAGATTCATAATGAAAATTAATATCTACCTCAAAAATTCCTGTTGTACCTGTATCATACTCAACGGCTATAGCATCCCCAGGCCCAAGTATCAAACTACCGTCAAATCTTTCTTCTGCATTATTTGTCGCAGCACTTCTAATAGTGCTAAATTCACCATCAGCGGTTAAACCTGTTATTGCCGTATCACCAGCCATTGCAGTAGCTTCCGCTGGAATTGATTTTGATCTGTTTGTTGGTGTTGGTGTGACTGACTCACCAGCCGCAGCGGTTCCAGTAACAAAAAACATTTTCCATAAAACGGTTTCGACAGCACCTATCGAAATATCTCCGATAAATAGATTTTTCGAGCTTGATGTGTTTTTTAGATATGCTACGTAATCACCTGCAGCCGCAGTACCATGATATATCGCCGAGAATGAAAGTCCACCATCCCTAGCTGCATATAATGGTCTAGACGCAACCCTGGCTGAAACATCTAACCGTTGCGTTGTCGATACTGTTGCTTTTCCGTTTTTCCCTCCGCCATCATCAATAGTGCTCATTATCAATATCCTCGTGTGTTATTTTTTCTTCATGCATTCTAGCGTTATATTCGTTAGAAATTTTTAACTCAATGAGTATCAATTTCAATAATTCTTCTGTTGTTAATTCGTTTTCTACGTTATCCGCCTCGATACTCATCTAACCCGCCAATACTGTGTACCCTGATAATCGAATAATTGAAAATGTAAGCTTGTCCCCTGATTTCTAATATTTATAGATGTGTCGGTAGTCGTGTACTTAATATTATTGCCATTACCTAAAATTCGAATCAAACTATTATCACCATTAGAAATAATAACCTGATCATTTACCAACGGATTACTAGGCAGCTTAATAGTTATTTTATTTCTTGCCTCAATCCAGTCTTTATTGATTGAGGTATAATCTATAATTTTAACCTTACCAACAAAACTCATCGTGTCTATTTCTAACTGTCTTATTTTAGCATTTTCAATTGTATTATCGACAGCATTAACAAGACTATCAACCTGTCTCAACAACTTCATGACCAGGCCCGTTAACATCGGAAACTTATCGGCACTCAAAGCTGACGTTTCGCTTTGCGTTATTATCGTAGCACTATTACTACCAGTGGATAACACCAAATTATAGAGATAATCTTCAAAATACGGAGTGGCTTTAATCTCTTTAGTGCTCGGATCAACCTCCATCAAAGCCATATTGGCATCTAATTGAGTCGCCATTACATGCCCATCCTAGGATAGATATGTGCACCATAAAACCTAACACCAACGGCGTCCGTTATCTCTAACTTGATACCAAAATCTTTATGACGGACTAACCTTCCAAAACTGCGTAAAGGTACTCGCTTTCTATGATCACCAAAATTACCTAGATCAACATGACCTTTATTAGTATAGGTGTTTCCGCCGTCTTTTGTATAAGATACGATCATCTTTGGATTAATAGTCGGATCGTCGTTTTGCGCCACTTCCATATCAATTTCAATCAATGGAATGGTTACGTTTTTCTCGTAAGATACAGTAGGAGTGATAAGAGTAGCGCGCATAATTGCACCGTTTTCAGTTTTATTGGCAGGGTCTAACTGCCATAAAATACCGCTTTGAGTATCGCCACATATTATTTTTTCGTTAAGTTTTACCGCGCCATTAGCACGCCAATACCCAAGGGTTTCCGATTCTCTGGTATGCGATAACCCTGAGTTTATATCGTACCCCCAAGTATAACCCTCTGTCGGAAACGTAATGTAATAAATTGAATGTATCGGCCCATCCACGAAAAACCCATAAGCATCCGAGATAGTCGTAAAACCTGGAAAAGCTGTCGTGCCATTCCCTTTAATTTTCAATTCAAATTCAAGGTTAGATATTTTTGTTAACTGGTTGTTACGCATCAACCTAACGGTTCGATCACTTGCTAAAAATGCAAAGTTATCATTAACTTCTGCTAACGAATCCTTAGCAATAATCCCCCACTCTTTAGACCCACCTCTAACAGCCCGTAATGGTAAATCAGGGTCTGTAGTAGTTTGCCAATACTCAGTAGTATTAATACCAAGCACCCACAATGCGGATTTTTTTGCTATTACAGCGACAACATTATCGGGCGATTCTTCGGCGCTAGCGGCAGAATTAAGATTATACTGATTGCCATCTGACAATAAAGACCCGAAAAACTCGTTACTATTATCCTTTGACAACCAAAATCTCTCATTTAATACTGTAACCGACGAACTTAAGTTGAAATCAAAATCTGTTATTTTTACCAAACCATTAGTATTAGTGTAAATGTAACCAGCACCGGAACCATTTAAAACCATTATCTGTGAATCGCCTGGAAACGCATTAGCCGCCAATTTGGCACGACCTACGCCACCGACAGCTCCAAGAGTTTCTACATTTCCAAGTATATTAACCCTGTATAATGTTCCCGCTGATACAACGTAGACAAAACCATCGTTAACCAAAAGATCGGAACGCACTGGCCCCGCCGGTAATGTCGCAAACAACGTTAATCCGTCGGTACGACGTGCGCTGATAAATTCTTTTCCATTTCCTTCATTAATGATATTGATAGACCGGCCTCGATTCTTTTTAGAATCGTAATCACTTTCTCGACCGCTTAATAAAAATTTAGCCATATCTTTTCATTTTCATCCTAACCGGATATAAAGTCGAATCATAAGAAAGCATGTCATTTTTCAATCTATTGGCGTCTGCCTTAATCCACAACGCAAGTTCTTTGCTAGTTCCAAATTTTTGAACCAACCGCAACGCAAGACAATAAATCAACGCATCAAGTGCGTAATCAGGAACATCGACAGTATCATCATTATTGATTAATATTTCTAATTTACGTTCATAAGTGAAATTAATGACTGGCACAGACGAACTAGGCGAGTTCCACAAATACATTATTCCAGATGTTTCACCGGCTATGTCTTGCCTGGAATAGTAGGCCTGGATAGGCGTTCCTATCTGCTCTTTATTCGGAAGGTCAAAATAATCCTGTCTAGAAGTAAACACGATAGGTATTTCATAATCGGTTAACTCTCGCCGCCGAACATTTAACACTCTGGATACAGGGATTAACTCGGGAGATGTTGAAGTACCTGGACGATAATTATAGATATGCGCACCACTGACAGATGCTAGTGTAATTGAATCATCAAGCTGAACTGTGAGACCGCTAGGAGTACCGTTAACAGTAGTCCAAAATAGATTGTTGTCATTCTGTATAATTCCTATTACGTCACCGTCTTTAATGTTTGCAATTCTTGTAACTAGTATTGACGTTGCGCTGGCAGAGGTCGCCGCCGTTGTTGTTGTTTCGTACCACGTGTTGGCAATATGAGTAGAGGTTTTACGGAAGTCGTATTTCTCTTGACCTACGGTTAAAAATAGCGTGCCTTCTGTTTCCGACCATAAATGCATTCCTTGCGTTTGCCATTCTTTCAGCATTAAATTTAATGATATTTTTGCACGACCAAGCATATCACCGCCCAATGTTTCACCGTCGGCACCGATCTGTAAAATATCAAAAGCCTCTGCCGCTACCTCATTTAAGGTTTTACTTAGTACGTAAATACCTGACCCAGCCATAATATCTCCTAAATTACTCCGACTATTTCTGCTATAGTTGAATTCAATACGGAAGCATCAGCAATTCCAACAATTACCCTTCCGTTATAGCCAACCGCCATCCAAATACCTTGTGCATAATGTGCTTCGCTCATATTTGTAACCGTAGTATCAGAGATATAACTTTGTGTCCAGGTTACGCCATGATCATTTGACATTATTATTTTTCCAAGCGTATCGCCACCACAAAGCAAAATAGTGACCGAATTGCATCCGGTTACATTATTATGACTCAATTTCCAAGGGCTATCGCTTCCCATACTTTGATTAGTTTGCAAAGTCCAAGTTAGGCCATCTAAAGAGGTGTATATCTGTGTTGGTTTTGTGGCAACTATCCAGTTAGTACCATCATGGTCAATGCTCCATAACGCATCTGTTGCACCGGTTACGCTTCCTTCTGTCCAATTAAACGCTTCGTCGACAAGGGAAAATATCGGGCCTAATAAATCTGAAAACCCACCGCCACCAACAACCCCCCAATTACTATCTAGAGAATTCCAGGCAATTCCATAGCCACGTAAATTGTTTTCATTCGCCCACACATATTGATTAAAACTTATCCCATCAGAAGTCTGTAAGTAATACGACGTTTCATTATCCCAGCCGACTATAAGTAAATTTGTATCATTTACAGCTATATCTACGTAGCTTTCGTTTGTAAACGTAACGCCAAGGTCTACCCATATTACAGCATCAGCCGATTTCAATATTGGTGGTGCGGCACCACCAATATTCATTGATGCAATATACCAATTACCATTCCAGTATTTTATGGATCTTAAATCGTTTAATATGCCTGATGTTTGCTGCTCCCATGATTCGCCCGCATCGTTAGACGTATAGATTAGACCACCATCGCCAACCGTTACCCATAATCCATTGTTTTCGCAAACGCTGTATAGATCGCCTGTAACGTCGTCCTTTTTTGACCAAATTATAGGAGGGTCATAACAAGTCGTAACACTTTCTATATTAGGTTCTACCCTTGAAGGGAATATTTGCTGAGTTACAGGTATAACGGGAAAATCTTGAGGCTGCCTAGGATGAAACGCTTCTGGGATAACCATAAAACCTTCCCAGCGCTTAACAACCTGACTTATTTTTGATTTAAAGCCAGTGACATCACAAATTGTATTACTATCATTCGGTGAAAATGTAGAGAATGACCGATAACGTCGACCCACTAGCTGTGCCTCACCATTAACAATATTGATCCTTGGCTATCTGCAGCACCGAATCCAGTTGTTGTTATCTGTAGATTTCCAGTACCATCAATGCCTGACTTATCTTTTAAACCACCCCAAGGATTGAAATCAATATGGTTATCACCGACTTGAGGTAACACCCATATCATATTATCATCCACCAATCCAGAATCGAATTCCACTCTAGCATCGAATCCGGCAAAGTTATAAGTGATCATCTCGATAGCTGGTCTACCAATACTGTTGATACCTAAATCGGCAACAGGATCGATTAATACATAATCGGATAATTCTCCTGATACTCCGTCACTCAATAAAAAGACGTGAAATTGCGAACGATGCTCCCCTGGTAAAATATTGGTAACGGTTATTTTGTGAGCCATTACAGAATATCCGCTTCGGCCCATGTTGCCGAACATAAACCGGTTGCCGCTGCTGTGAGCGTTGAAAAGCAGATAAACCCGCCAGGCGGAACAATCAACGTACCATCAAACTCTGCCTTGATAGCTGTTAAACCTTCTACCGCACCAGTTACCCGAGCATTACCGATTGAGCGCAACCATACTGGTGCTGCTGGCAATGTTGCAATACTAAACGACTGGGCTACACCTACATCAGCATTACTCCCAGTGTTTCGCCCGTTATGAATGACGGCTGCAGTCGTAGTGGTCGAGCCCGTTTGATCGATAGTCGCGTTAACCGCCACACCAATCTCTCGAATAGTTGAAAGCGTCGACCCAACAAAAGACATACTTTCTATGATTAAATCTTGATTTGACCCGAATGGATTTTCAATAACCAATCCTGTACAAGTTGCACTAAGAACAGTAACAGCTCCGGAGGTCGTATTGTGAGAATGATATACATTACCCAATCTCGCTTGATCTAAAAACCATTGTTGTGACATTTTTTATTCTCCAATTTACGCATCAGTTGACACTGTTACAGAAGCGGACGTGTCGTTTGAGGTTTTTGCTGCCCCGATATCATCCGTTCTTTGATTGCCTATAAATGTCATTCCATTTGCGACTGTTTGCAATGCAAAAGTCGCGACATCACAAACAATATCGTTATTTCTCACAACGCCTGTTGTGTTTGCATTATTGTTGATTACCGCTACAGCATTTAGGTTTCCTGTGCCACCTTGCATCAACAGATTATCTTCGATGTACAATTCAGTTATCCCCGAAAATGTAGTGGCAATACAACCCGCCGAATAATCACCTACTATTCTGTTATTTTTTATGACAACACCAGTACTAATACCAGCCGATAAACGAACACCAGTATTGCTACCACCTAAGCCCATATCAATTATATTATCTTCTACAATTGTTCTGTTGCAACCAGTCTTTATATCTATAACAATAGAAAATTCGTCCGTTGCTGTTGTTTCAACGTCAAAATAACACCCTTTTATTAATGTGTCTGATGATGACGCTACAATATCAACTCCTAACGTAACGCTTGTAACGTTAGCATGGAAATTAACATTACAGATCGAAACATTCGATGAGTTGATCTGAACAGAACTAGATGTAGCGGTATAGTCAATTCTTGGTTGTAACGTCCCTCTACCTAAACCAATAATGGTAATTCCAGCAACATCTAAATTGAGTCCACCTGATGCAGTTATCGTCTCGACATGACCAGGCATGACGTAAATAACGTCACCACGATTGGCAGTACATTGTCCTATTGCAAAATCGATTGTTCTAAAGGGTCTTTGGTATTCCCCGCCGCCAGCTTGATCAACCCCAACTACCGAATTCCCATTATTCAATAAAACGTCCGCATTGCTTACCCAAAAACTCTGACCTGGATGCGGTATGATCGTCGGTACACCACGAAGCAACAAACCATTGATTCCATTTGGATAATTTGAAATTGTTGTCATTTATTTTATATCCAATTTAAGCATCAGTTGACACTGTTACAGAAGCGGACGTGTCGTTTGAGGTTTTTGCTGCCCCAATATCATCCGTTCTTTGATTGCCTATTCTATTTATACCAGATGGATAGTTAGAAATAGTCGTCATTTAAAACTCTTATGTTGATAAGGTTATTGGTACTATTGTTCCAGATTCGTCGACCGCATTAGCAACATAATTTTCTAAGCAAAGTAAACTTCCTGGATCTACCGCTGTTTCTGGTGCTGTTGCAAATAATGTTCCCATACGATTTCCTATTAATAGCCCCGTAAATGCAACATTCAAATCAACCAAAAAACCTGCTGTCGTGTCAGAATTATAAATGGTATTATTTCTGATAGTCAGATTTACACCTGATGCACCTTCGCCGATAATAGCGCCATCTGTGAAATCACCATAAATATGATTGTTTTCTATGATGACATTGTCACAATTGTCTAATCGAATAGCCTCGGCACAACCGGCGGCGTCTTCTGCAATCAATCTGCAATCGATTACCGCCGCACCGTTAACATTATCGATATCGATCATAGTAACAAAATCATCACCAGTATTCGCATAATCAAACGTGCAACCCTGAATAGTACAGTTATTCGCATCGACATTAACACCGACGACTACCGCTGTAAGATCAGCTTTTATATTGAGATTGACTAAAGCGCAATTTGCTGCATCCATTTCAATGGATCCAGATGTCGTTGAAAAATTCAATTCTGGCTGTAGTGAGCCAGAACCAAGTCCAACAATAGCAACCCCAGCCACATCAATAACCAATGACGTTGAACTGGCAATGTCTTCTGTATGGCCTGGCAACACAATGATAATATCGCCGCGATTAGCAGTACATTGGCCAACAGCAAAATCAATTGTTCTAAAAGGTCTACTGAATGTGCCGCCGCTCGCCTGGTCTAAACCTGCAACCCGATTACCCTTACTTAACAAAATATCGGCATTGCTAACGTAAAATATTTCCCCTGAGTAGGTTTGTAAGATCGGCATACCACGGATAGTAACGCCATCAGTAAAACCATTCGGATAACTGGAAATTGTAGTCATTTTAACCCCTTATGCACTAACGTCGGTTTCCCGAATTCGCATTGTTTATAAATCGGTTCTACCGTGATTCTTGTGGTAGCCGTACTTTATTTCTGCTTCTTTTCTTGCCGTTTCAGCATCACAAAGATACTTGTAAACGCCTAGATATTTCTGTTTACTGTCAATGCAAATGTACGATTGCCACTTTAGCTCTCCGGTAACAGGGTTGTACTCAAGCACTGTTGCAGCCTCTTGATATGTCAGCATAATCACTCTCCATATAAAATGAGCAACTATGCTGACATAAAACTACATTATGGTATAATCGTTACTGACCGGAACCGTAACAACATCTAGGATCAGTGACCCCATAGGATTTGTATAGCATACCCTTATGTCGATAATTACTGGTCCCAAAATCGTTATCTTGATCAAACACATAACCCATACGATCAAAGATTTTAAACCCTTCGTCAATGTCGGTCTTAATAAGCCACTCAGTTGATGACGTGAATCGATGATTGACGTGGTAGCCTCCTGGGAATACATCGACAACGGGATTGATTGCATTATTTGCTGAACCTGGCTCGAAACGAGAAGATAGGATTCGATCCGCTGTGTAACGTAATTGACGCGGCAAATGCAAGCTGGTTGCACGTGCATCGATCAACAGACCGGCACCGTCACGATAATCCTCGACCGCAATAGTCGCATCTTCAACAGCTGCCTGACTTAACGGAGTAAAAACGCTGAAACGATTAGAAAATGTTCCACCTTTACCAAGCAAGTGAGCCGTTGAGAATAAGGGCAGTCCGTCACCAATTGCAAAGTTGGCATCGTAAGCATTATTAATAACGTTAGCCGCTAATTGTTCGTCGGTATGAACCAATGAACGTTTAAGTATTTTACCGGCCTTGGTGATTAAATCACGATACAAGTTATTCATCGCAGCTTCCATTGTGATAATGGTGCCTAATGAATAAACGGCGTGAGTGTAAGTGGTCGTGAAGTCTTGTTTCTCACCATCGTAAGCTGTCGCGGTTCCTTCGGGCTTTAAACTTGCTAAGCCTGATGGTGACAACGACACGTCAAGCTCGTAAGCTTTTTCGGACTTTTTCGTGATGAAAATTTTGTCGTACTCCATTTCTTTATCTTTGTATTCTATCGTAGCAATAGCATTGATACCTTCTTGGAGTAGACGTGCTTCTGTACCTTGTGTAACCAAACCTGATGGATTAGCCATATTATGAAATCCCCGTGCCTAGTGCGTCTTGTGATTCGTTAATACTAACGATCCAATTCGCGTTAACTCCATCAGCAGTAGTACCCAACACGGTATCAACATCTGTGCTTAAGTGATGCAAACGCAATTGCGCCGTTGCATCTAATACTGTTGTGCTATCTATTTCCATCGTCGAAACGCCAGTTGTCGTATTAGGGTTTGCTACTGTTGCAAGATCAACATTTCTCCCAGCATCGCCCGCTGTTAATGGCGTCACCAATCCATCTTCTTGAATTACATAAAGAACCTGAGAACCCCAGGCAACCATTGCTTTACGAGATGTACTTGCCGCACGATGATTTGGAGTAGATGAAAGCGTACCCTCATCTGAGAAATTTGGGACGAATGAAACGATTGCGCCGATAAGTGCACCACCTGCAGCGGCTCGCGCCACGACTGGCGTTTTACCATCTGTACCGGTAGTGCCTTGATGAGTTACAAAGTCACCAATTCCGCAAGCAACAGTGTCGCCAACAAGAAATTCGACTTCGCGCAATTTTCCGTGATAATCGGAGCCATCAGTTGTGCCGACCGGCACAGCTCCAAATGCTGCATCTGTATTAGCCATGATACGGCCTCCTCTAATCGTTAAGTTTCTTTTGTCCTCTCTTTGGGACGGCAGGAACCTAACGCTTATAGGAAACCTTTTTAATATTCGGCGCTCTTGACCAAATACTTAATATATTACATAGCTTATAGACTATTTTCGTGCAATATTCAAATATTACGCTTCGTGAGACTGTTCAAAACCTTTGCCCGTTCCACTTGGATTGTTCGGTGCATAAGTTCTGATCCCCGATACCCCAGGCATAACCCGCTCACCTTCCGCAACCCGACCATGTCCTAACGCCTCTAGGATTTCCTTGTTTCTGGCTTCTTTTGGTGCAATACGTAGCGCATAGTATTCTTCTTTTGGCATAAACATTAGAAAGTTCATTAATGTGTTCCCAGCCTCGTCAGAACCTACAGGAAAACATGCCCACTCGCTTTCTGGTCGATCGGTAAACCCTTTAAAAGATACCAAGCTTTTAGATCGTCTTGGCACTAGTGACGCGCCAATATGCAACCAGCGTTCAACGGCACCGTTTCGGTCTTCCTCCAAAAATAACGTCATATTCTCATATTCTGGTAATCGGCTATAAAATGACACATCTAACCTCAATTGTTTACCAGTAGCCATGCGTATTTTATCGGCTTTGGATAACTTGTTGATATCTTTCTCCTCACCAATCGGAGGCCTAATATTTTTGTTTTGCTCTTTCCCTCGCATAACTGGCTCAGTCGTTGCTATTTTTACAGCCTCTGTATTTTTTTTTATCTCGGTTTTTACTTTCTTTGGCCTACCCATTTGATTAATCTCCTAACATGTTTTTCGCAAAAGTTTCTGCCGCCGCTGGGTCTTTTTCTTTCAATATCTCGTAGATATCATTAGCTGGGTTAACGTCATTGCTGTTTTTGCTGTTTCCCGTGATAGTTTTCAGCCTAGTTGATATATCGCCTTTGGTGTTTGTTGGCCTCTGCTTTGGAGCAGTAATCGTAGTGCGTCGATTCTTAGGACTAACAAATTTTTCCTGATGCAATCCTTTTGCCTGCTCGAATGCCCATTTTTGCACACGCTCGACCTGTCTGCCTGTCAGGTTTTCCGCTTTAGACCTATCCCCGCCTAATAATTGATCAAGTTTGTTATTATGAATAGTGATCATATCCTGGTGAAATTCTGCATTATACTGAGTGCTAGTCGTATCGATAATCGGGTTTTTGGTTGCAAAATCAGTTATGACAGGGTTAAGTTGTGGCGGCTTCTGTGCCTTTTTTTGTTTTTCCAGCTTGTTTATTTTTTCCTGCGCCGCCAAAGCTGCGTTCATGTCCTCATCTTCTTTGGCTTTTTCGAGTTCGATTAAAGCATCTTCTTTCGCTTGCTCGACCTGGATAGCCATTTTGTCGTTCTGTTCTTGTTTCCAAGTTTCCATGCTATCGACTACCTGGCCCATAGCATTCTTCAATTCACGTACTTCTTGCAAGGATTCATACTGGGATTTATAAGCATTTTCGCCACGATAGTCGGCGGGGTCTTTGCCTTTATCTATCCATTCGTCGTAGCTCAGAAATCCTGGCGGTTTTGCCGCTGGCTCATTAGTATCGCTCTGTTGATTTAATTCAGTGTCTTCAGAATCAGTTGGCTGATCTTGTTCAATTTTATTAATATCGCTCTGTTGATTATCAAGCTGTTCAATTTCGAGCTTATCTAGCGCCATGTTCATTTCTTGTTCAGAGTTAGACATTCTTAGTCCTTTCTATTTCAATAACTTACGATGGTTAATTAATCTAAAGTGTTTTTTGACTCGCCACGTGGAACCATTTTTCCCAGAACGCTTTCATCGTTTGTAAACCGGTACTTTTCGCCGCTTCCAGGCGGCAACTCGACCACAACACCCGAATATCGATCAAAAATAAGCACATCGCCCTCACTAACCCAATCTTTACTACCTAATTGATCGGCTCTAAATGCAAATTCACCCTTGTTAACCAAAATACCATGATGTGTGCCCCGCGTTTCCTTTTCAGCTTGATAATTGGTTTTCATAATAAAACCAACGTTAGCCAATTCTGGATTTTTCTTTTTTTCTGCCAACTCCATTTGCGTTGATGCCTCAATAGGCTTAATCATTAAACGATACCCCACCGCTTGTGGAACACCTTCTGCAATTAAGTTGCATGCTTCTTCTATAACCTCTTGCGTTATTGTGATCACTCTTTATCCTCTCTTAGTTCTAACATTTCATGTTTTTCAAATAAAATTTCTGGGAACGTAGCGTCAATAAGACCTCTGGCCTCACCCATCGCTGAATGCAATTGACTCATAGTTAAATCGGCATTACTTGAGTCGATAAAACCACCTTTACTCATTGTTTCCTCAATTTGTGCAGCCGACCATTCCAGGCATTGCATGTATGCGATTGTCACAGGATTATCAAGCCAAATCTCAAATTGTGCCTGGGTTATCCGTTTGTATTGGTCTGGCTGTTTCTGGTCTGACATTCACCTTACCTCCTTTAATAAATACGCTTTATTTCCATGATTTCGATGGAATCCATATTTAATTTCAGCGGCATGCCTAGCGTATAAAGGTATTTTCAATATCTTTGGCTGCGGCGATTGCTTGTTCACCGCTTGCTATTCCTGCCTCAACCAAAGTCTTTAAGGTTTCAGCATACATCTTGGTTATTTTTGCTTCTTGCTCGTCAGCCGCCAAGCCCAATTCACTCATTGTTTTGGCGGCTTCCATCGCCAATTTCTGCTCTTGTAATCGCTGTGCATTCTGCCTTAACTCTTGGTCTTTTTGCTTCATTTCAGCTTCCATCTGCATTTGAGCAATCATTAATTGCTGCATTGGATCCTGCGCGTTCGGATCTGGCTCCGGTGCAAGTCTTTCTATGTCTGGTGATTTCATGGCCTCAAGCAAATCAATTACCGCCTCCCGATAATTAATGACTTGCTGTGGTTGATCTGTAGCCATCATGTAAACAGCTTGCGCTCTTTGTACACGCTCAACGTCTGATCCCTGAGAAGGATCAGCGG